CATCCAATACCCCTCGTAATTGGCTCTACTGCAAAATCTGCAATACTATTCCCAGACAAAACGTAGATACTGTCCTTACAAAATATAAATAGTCTTTCACGAAAGACCATAAGACCGATTATCTTATCATTTACTCTGATGCTTCCAGCACCATTTGCAGGAGTAAAATCATTTTCAGCAAAGGGGGCAGAGAATACAAGCTCTTCTGAGGATGATTTGGCAAAGAACATATGATTCCTAAAGGCAAAAATAGATTCAGTAGCTGTTGGTGCTGTTCCTGATCCAGAACCAGTAGAACCATTCAACAGGGTATATGTAGTCCCGTCGTAAGATGCTGCGTAATTTTGTCCATCAGCAATAGCAATCGTATCGGTGCCACTAAAGTTATACTTAGTAAAAGTATATGCATTTGCTGAAGTTCTTGCTTCATCAATCTTAGTCCAACCAGTAGAAACAATAGCATTATTAAGCTGTATTGCTTCTGTTGAAGAACTAGCCCCTCTTGTACATCCAGTAAAGGTCGTTGCTGTTTTGCCCGTGTATGTTATTATTTCTGATCCTGCATACAACGTACCAGAGGAAGCAAACCCTCCTGTGTTATTTACAGTGAGTGTAGTTATTGCATCAGTATGATCACTAGTAAAAAAGGTTGAAGTAGCCTTTCCTAAGACTACCCCTCTTGCTGCTATAACATCGTATCCTAAAATAACAGAAAGAAGCATAGCTCCTGAACCTGTTTTACCAGAAGTTCCTAAATTAGTATCGTTAAATTCTAACAGTACATACTTATTAGTACCGCTTAATCTTCGATATCCACCCCTAATAGATGGTTCAAAATTCTGTAATTGTAGTGCTGAACCAGGAGGTTGGGTAAATGGGTCTTTGTTGAGAATTAACCCCCCATCAAGCGATACAATTTGTTGTTGAATATTTTCCATTAGGCTACATCATCCAGAAGAGCAGCTACGATACAGTTCACAGTAGAGGTAGAAGAAATAGCATGAACATCTGCTACCGTTGTATTGGGTAATTGACCAAACCAAGCAGTACCGGCTGGAACTTTAATAGCATCACCCGCTGATGTTGAAGCAGTACCAGCATCAAATACAAGATACACATCATTCGATCCATCTGTATTTTTGATAAACAGGAACTTCACTTTATCTGCTGTATGGACTGCTGTTGGTGCTGTGTCATCATCTACAGCGGTATAGTCCGTAAAATATCCAGCGATTAAATCCGTACTTGAATTGGACACAGAAGTGAACTTATAGTACCACTTATCATTAGCATCTGCTGGAGCTAAGGTCATAGTTCCTGCTATGATTTTAGCTATCTCATCAGGTAGAACAGTAGCTGATAATGTTATGGTTGCGTCATCTGCCATCTATTTTTATCCTGTAAATGTTTCTGATACCGTTATAACTATGTTTAATGAACTTGTCGTTCCAGCAGTAGCTACAATAGTATCGGATGCTTTGAGGGCAATCGGTCTTGAATTAAGTAAATCTACAATTGCATCCGCCGTTATACTTTTAGTTGTTACAATTGGTATATCAGTGGAAGATATAACAGCCTTAACAGTGAGATCAACATTAGAGGTATGCAAGTTATTCACATGGAATGTTTTAAGTTCTGCTTCAAACCTAGCAGGACAGGTGTATACCGTATCTGAAGCACCAAGAAGTTGTCCTACTGTTCTTAATCTTGAAAGTTCTCTTTTATGTTCGCCAACCATTCGCTATATCGTTCTCATATATTCCGGTTTGTTGATCAAATCAATTCGCATTCTCCGAAGTCTGCTCTGATATTCTTTATCCTTCATAGAAGCAGCCTCAATGTTGGACCTTAACTGATGGACATAATATTCTGCTTTAGCTACGATTGCATCCTGATATCTAGCATACATTGCAGGTTCACTGGTACTTGCAGAAAGATCAGAATGTGTGGTCCAATACTCATACACAACTGTATAATTTCCACGATCAGGTATAGGTGTTAGTCCAAATTTCCCGTCTTGAGTTGGATATACATATCGTGGAGTGTTATAACTGCTTGGGTTATTAGCAATATCGTTCTCTTTGTGATTTTTTATATACCCGTCATACGTTAAGTAGGTTAGCGCCTTAGGTTGCATATCTTCATTTACTGTTATAAAGTCTACATTAACAGTAGCCGTACTTCCTGCTAAGGTAACATACAATGTTGATGCCGTAGCTGTGAATGTCATGGAGTGCAATTCACCTTCCCCAAGATTACTCACAGTAAAATCAGTACTCGTAATCTGAGTTCCACCGGAAGATGTACCAACCTTCAAAGTAAGAGTGCCTGTTCCTGTCATTCTCAGCGTTACTCTATAGACACGATTTTTAACGAATGTTGTAACAGTCTGCTGGGAAGATGATCCTGCCGTCAGAACAAGTAGCCCTCCAGAAATTGATCCACTGGAATGCGTCCAATTTGCGTCTGAACTAAATTCATTTGTACTTATAAGTTGTGTTGGACGTAATACAAATGAGTCGTAATCAATGTTTCTGTAATCAGCAGGTAGGGTATATTCTGCTGTTCCTGCCGTAGTTACCTGTGTAGTATCAGAGTGAAGAAAAGGCCATTCCAATTCATCTCCGTAGATATCATTAACAGAGCGATTAATAAATTCCTTAACAGCAGTCTGTATACCCTTACTCGTAGCAAAATTAGCAGAAGTCAGTTCGACTTCATTGAGAGAATGTAGAACCCTATTACAAAGTGTAAGATAATCCATTAAGATGTTCCTCTATTCATTCTCTTCTTTGTGTGTCGCTAAAAATCTAATGATGCTCTCAAGCATCTCTCTCTGTGATCTTTGCTCTTGTTGTATGTTGAGAGTTCTCTCATCTATTCGTTCCTGCCGCGCAGTAAATGATGAGATTTCTACTAAGGCAATTTCAATGTTTGTTATACGCCTATCCTGTTCTCCATTCTGTTGGAGAATCTGTCCCCAGGCTATTGCTGCTGTAAATACAGTAATAACCAAAGGAACAATTATAGCGTATTTATTTATACCCTTACCGTTCATGAAACTGACCGAAGCATATGCTACATCCTATTTTTATCGGGTTTAGGTTTACGATTTTCTGGTTTAAGATATGAATCACCAATAACAAAACCGTGAAAGTTCTCTCGTAGGAACGTATATACTGTTTCTGTTGGTATTGACCAAGCCATATGTGTTACAGCCTGAAAACCAGCCGCTGATACTCTTGAAGGTACACCAACCATTTCATACTTCTTACGTATATCAGAGTAGGCAAACAATGCACCACCACTATTACCAAAGATAATAGGAGCAGTTGCTAATTGATAACGGTATCCATTAATAACCTGTTCAGCAAAAGCCATTTCTCCAGAAGTCATTGAAGGAGGAAAACCTAATCCTGCACCTACAGCCCATACAGTCTGTCCTAACTTTGGTGACTCTTTTTCTGGTAACATATATGCTATACGAGATACTCCACGTTCATTATCCCGTACTCTTAATAGGGCCAAGTCTCGTTGCTCATCATGTGCAACAATATCTGCTATACGTCCACGAGTACCTACAGAACGAGAACAACGAACATAGTCAAACCAGAATGCAGTAACAGGTTCCCTAGTTTCCCGCTTAACCTTCTTACCCTTCATGCCGTCCCATATTTCTCTTATGGTAATTTGATCACTAATCACATGGTAGTTCGTAAGAATATAAGATTCCCACTTACCCTCATGCTGTTTTGAATACAGGACTGTACCAGAACCAGCGGTATTGATACGAACTGCTGTATCTAACATTTCTCTATGCTGGGGACCACAGTTTGTTGCAAAAGAGGACGTAATTCCTGCACAGAAAATTATCCCGGCAAGGGCAATTGCTTTACTCAATTTGAATATATTCATTTGCTTCTCCGCATTTATGATATAGCTATTACTTTTCTATTCTTGTGAGCTTCTTTGAAGAATTTCAGGATCAATACACCATTTTCTAATTTAGCTTCTGTCACCTCTATGTTAGGTGCAAGAGTAAACTCACGACGGAAGGCACGTTGCGCCAATCCCTTATGAAGCATATCTCCTGGTTCATCTTCTTTTTCAGCATTCCCAATAATAGTTAGTTTCGCGTCTTCCTCAAAAATCTCAATAGAATCTTTGGTAAATCCTGCGACTGCCATTTCAATTCTATATACGTTCTTTGATTCTTCGATAAGATTGTACGGAGGATACCCAATATTGTCTGTGGTAGGAATCCAATAATCGTCAAAGCCAACTGACAATTTGTTAAACATATGACGAATATCTTTTGTTAACGCTCTTGTATTCATGGTATTCATAGTGTTCTCCTTTTCAGCAAGATTTAGGCTCTATAAAAGCAGCCTGATAATTTAGTGAAAGGGGGAAGGAATTTCCCTCCCCCTAACACAAGATTACACTACAGGGTTTGTGCCTGTAGGCTATCAGTCTCGTCAACACCGGAAATATCAATAAGAATTGCATATACCCGAATTTTGCCAGTGGAAACATCGTTTGCACCAGCACCAACTTTGACATCAAGGGTATCAGTAGCTGTAATCCTGTTAGCAAAAGTTGCAACAGCAGTATAGTCTACATGCCCATTAGACCCAGCAGCTTTGTAACCCGTAGAGGCAACCGATTGGCCGTCTACAAAGTCATCCCCAGCCGCAAAGTCAACGTCAACAACAGGGGAAGTTCCATTAAATGCAGTAATAACTTCTACACCTGCATGGAGCAAATATACTTCTGCTGGGATATCCAACACTTGAATGATATCATCAGCAGTTAACGCAGAGATACTAGCCGCCGAACAAACAGCAGCAATATCTACAGTCTTTTCAAGGACGTACATTGACCGCATACGAGAGCGATGTCCTGCCGTACCTTGACCAGTAGTATGATCATAAGTAGCCATGATATATCTCCCTCTTAATCAATCAAAACGTGTTCGACCAGCAAAGCCTTGGTACGCAAAACCTTGCGACCAAAAACATGCAGACCACGAACTACGTCCGCAAAGCTATCTGGGTCACGTACAAGTTCTGTTTTAGCAATGTGATTAGCACTTGCTACACCAGACATATGACCTGATAAAACTTTGTAATAGTTACTAGTAGAACTGGCAGGTAGATTGTTGGTCATGTAACAGGTGAAACCTGCAATCTTACCATTATGAACCTTACCGTTACGAAGATCAGTTTTACCATCTCCCGTAACAGATGCGTCCATCAGTTTTGCACTAGCTTGCTGCAATTGCTCGTAGAACTCTGGGCTTGCCACAAAAAAGCGATTCTCTTCGGGAACATCGTTCGCATGAAGACGCTTGGCGTGGTTAGCCATTATGTTCAACGGGTCAATTTCAGAGCCTGTGAAACCAACGTCCTGTCCTGAACCATCAGAACCGACAGTCGTGCCAGCATTGCTAACCATGTATGACAGAATGTTCTGATCATACTCATTCTTCAGTGCATAAGCACCGGCAGAAGTGGCTAGTGATTCCCAGTTAACATGAGAATGACGCTCTTCAATGTCATCAATCTTGAACGCAAAAGCATTCGCCTGATCGACGGTCATCGAAATGACATCATCCTGCAAGTCTTGTGGGCTTACCACAGAACCACGGGTATAGCTGCTAACAGTAATAGTCGGCTCAACGATGATTTTAACAGTATCGCCAAAATTCTCAATTTCACCCGCATAATCGGTGTTAGTAATATCTTCTGCCACCGAAGCTGTGCGGAAAAATTTAAGGACTTTTTGGCTGTAAATGACGGGGGACCAATTACCATTAGGTAGATTGGTATAGCCGCCTGATGCTGGAAAAGCCATGTCAGCCTCCTTATATTAGAGTTATAAGTCCTGAATAACCCGACCTTCTTTATGAGCCTTGTCAATCTCAGCTTCATGTTGCTCAAATTCCCAAGGTTTCATTTTAGCTATGTCGGATGCTCTAAAACTTTGCTCATCTGTATCTGCTGGAGGTGGGGTTCCTTTTGAAGTTCTGGAAACTGCTTCAGCCGCAGATCGCCTCGTTTTAGATTTTTTTCTGACCCCTGTATCGGCTTTATAGAGATCAATAACCCTAGCTGCCCACCGTGCATCGGTGCGGTTTTTATATATCCCATCGGATATACTCTCAGGTTGTTCGGCTAACCATTTGGTAAATTTTCCATCTTCCCTAAGGCTTGGAAAGTCGGGCTGAAGGTTAACTAGTTCCTGTTCAGCGTTTTGTACGATTAGCTCATGTTCCTGCTTCTTGAGGTCTTCGATTTTATTCTCAACAATCCGTACTCTGTCGTCTGCTTGCATATGCGAGACGGTTTCAACAACTGCATAAACATCTGGGTACTGTTGCTTAAATACTTCAAGTTCCTCTTCAGTCTTTGGAAGTTTGAGTTGAGATTTTCTAGTCTCAGTCTTCAGGCGTTCTTCGTAATTGCCCTTTTCCAATTTCCACTGATCGAGTTTCTTGTCGTAGTGTTTTTTAAGATCATCGTACCGCTTCTTGAAGTTATGCGGTTTGTCTTTACGGGCGAGAAATGTTTCTTCCTCATCAGAAGCAGGGTTATCCTCATCTTCTTGAGTGGCCTCCGAAGCTTCAACCTCTTCGTCGGTGTCAGTCTCTTGAGAATCCTGATCTTCTTCTTCAAGCTCAGAAGCTTGTTCCATAAAATAGCTTGGGTTTCGATATGGAGTAGGTTGAGTTACTCCTCCTTCTACATTGTCGGTATCTGTGTCAGTCATTACGCACCTCCTAGTGGGGCCAAAGTGAGAACTTTGGGTAGCCCTATTTGGTAATTAGCGGTGCCGATATAAATCAGGTGGCCGCTTGTTCTTACGCTGCTATTGGTGATTCACCTCTAGCACGTAATCCTGTGTTATTCCATGCACGTAATTTTTTAAGACCAATGATCTTAACCAATTCGCGTGGAATACGAATCTCTCCATTTTGCACCATGATATCCACACCTTCCTTTTTGGATACTGATGTCTTTGAAACTTTCATGCCCTTCTTATTTGCCTTCGCAATGGCAGAGCGAATTAACTTCCTGAAGAATGGAACGCCCATCAATTCAACAGTCTTTGCGTTAATTACAAAATCTCCTGCTCTGGCAGTACGAGGAACATCATCTGTCATACTATTGGGTTTTGCCTTACCTCCACTAACAGGAAGTTCAAGACCACTTGCAGGAATTTTCTTTTTGGAACCTTTAGCTTTTCCAATCTGACCGCCTTTTCTAGGACCAAAATCTGGTTGTGAACTTTTCTTTTTAACCTTTGTCCTTTTTCCTGTCTCATGATCTATTACTCCCCAACGCATTTCTGGCACATGACGAGTTTCCCCTTGCTCATGAACAACTTTTGCCTTTGATGCTAGATCACCTGCCTTGGCCTTATGTTGAGGAACTACAGGGGCAGCTTTAGGTTTGGGAGGAGGAGGTGCAGTTCTGGAACCATACTTGGCATAATTTTTTCTCTCTTCGGGCAACCACTTACCTGCCGGTAAATCTGATCTAGGACCAGTCCCTACTTTATACATA